GACGAAAAACGTCCCTGCGGATGTTGAGCCGATAACTTATTTCTTACCTGATTGAGAATATCATCTGCGTTCATTAGAACTCAGTAGAAAGACTTGATTTTGCTTTATCAACCCTCTTAAGTTTCATCTTTCGATTGTAACCCATCTTAAATTCCTCAAAGTCAACTTCCACTGCTCCATATGCTTGTTTAAGGAAATTAGCGTAATCCTTCATCTCACATTTTCCATAAAACTGCTTTGCGTATTCTGCTACATCAACATATCCGCTGCCATTAGTAATAACAGGAAACGAGGCTTTGGGATTAAATTCATATATATCTTCTTTCTCATCTCTTGTTAATTTACAGGGATAGAGGATACAGTAAAATGCCCCTCGGTGAGAGAATCTAAGAAATAAATGTTTCCTTAAATCTTCCTCTGGTTGTAATGGAGTCCCTGTAAAATGTTCTACTATCTCTTTAGAATCTTTAACACTAACAACGCACAAATGTATTGGAGGTTCAACATTATATTCCTCATAGGTAGCGTTCACATATTTTGCAATATCTTTATACTCAATCTCTGGGATAATTTTTGCAATTTTATCTTTAATTGCACTCAATCTGCAAGTTAAGTTAGCCATATTATCTCCTCCATTTATTATTAAAGACGGGAGGGGATTTGAACCCCTCCCACCTCAAGGCCGTTAAGCCGTAAGCGTTAAACTGGCTAAGGTTAAAGGATTTCTGCACTTCAAACTTTTCATTGTAATAACATTGAATCCTTTACGAGTCTTAGCACCATAATCAACTTTCAGGACACTGGTAGGCAATAAGGTCTTTGCCGTTACATATCTTTCATCAAAACCAAAACCAGTGTAAGACCAATCGTTGACTAACATTCTATGTGGAATAATCGTTAAAGGCATACCGATATATGTATCAAGGTTAAAAACCGTGAACTCAAGTTTAGGAACAACTGACCTAACCCAAGTGCTGTCGTAAAGTCCCCTAATTTTCCTTAAAAGGTCTCCACCTACTAACATATATTTTCTACCATTACCGTAGGAGTGAAGTTTCCAAATGTAATCTCTCCAATCATCCATATCAAAAGCAGCCTGTGTTGCAGTAAGGATGTGGTTTCCCGCATCCATTGTCTCAGCCTCTGCTGTCCAAAATCTTAAACCACCACCGTTGTAATAAACATCGCTACCAATTGTATCTTTATATCTGCTGTTTAATATTAAACCACGTTCAATATCCTTGTTATGCTCGGTAAGAGCTTCCTGTCTCTGATAAGCAGTGTCGTTAAACCTATCATCTTCAAGACTCTTTCTTAAAGATTCGGTAACTTGTGTCCCGTGGCCGCTAACCCAGTTCCATAAGTCCGAATACTCATAAGATTCAACAGAAGGCTCTCCACCTTCCGCCCAACCCTTAGTTGCCTTGGAAAGTTTAACATCATCAAGCACGATACCAGAAGCAGAGTTCATAAAACCTCTTGTTACTTCTAATGTCGTTGCGTTAGTTATTGTGCCAATCAACATCCATTCATCTGCTCCACCACTCGCATCAGTAAATATTACATCGCCTTCGTGGAAACCAGTTGTGCTATCTACAACCACTGTGGTTACGCCAGCACCCAAGTTACCAACCATATTTATCTTCACAAAACCAGGATTCTCGTCTTGAAGCACCCACCAATATTTACTATTCGGTGCAGGTTCATTCCCTGCAAGACTCAACATTTGACTAAATGGATTCCAGGAAGGTTCTCTATAAACAACCTTTTCCTCAACATCTTTATAGTCATTTGCTATTGCACTTAAATCACCTAATATACGCACTTTTACCCCCTATTGTTTATTTCTTGTTTAAGCCAAACCAATCTTCAAACTCCTTGACTTCTGCGTCTTCCCCAAGGTTAGTTCTACCTCCAGGACCTTCGGTTTGAGGGGGTTGTTTACTAAGAAATGCTATTCGCTCTTCCTCTGTTGCAACGTTGTTGAAAATAAATTCTATGGGCTTTGTAGTTCCCAATGCTGTCTTTCTTATATTTGTAGCCCATTCTTTTTCATCATCGTTGCCCTCCACTTTGCCTGAGAGAATTTGTCCAATAATACTGTTATCGGGATTCTCTAAGTCAAAATATTTTTTAGCAATTTCTTCGCCTACCCTTGTCTCTAAACTATTATATCCTTCTTTATACTGTTGTGCTCGAAACCTTCCAAGTAATTGGGCGGTAGCACTTTGGCTCTGTGCCTTAATGGCACTCAACTCTGCCTTCAATGTTTCTGCTTGACTAAGTCCTTCCTCTACTGTGCTCTTATATTTATCTGTATTTTCCATTATCGCAACCAATTCATCAACTTTACTCATATCAATTTTCACTGGAGTGCCGCCTTCTCCCTTAACTGGAAGAGTGGTCTCCGCAAGTGTAGTCTCAGCAAAAGATTCCATTTTATCTTTATAACTTTTCAGTAGTTGTCCTTGCTCTGTAATTTTACCCTGAGCACTGTGGTAATCCTTTGCTATCTTTATAAGAGCCTCAGACGTTGTTTCGTCACCGCTTAATTTACTGTTGAGGAATTTCTCGTCAATTCCCATCTCCTCGGAAAGTGCCTTGATGTCAACCTTGGTATCAGAGGGGTTTATGTTTCCCTTGTTCTCTTTTTCCATATTGCCTCCTTAGTGAGGTTGTAGCGTTAAACCTGCACGCAATCTATCCAGCGATGCCATATTGGTATCTCCATCTTTACGCCTGAATATTTTGCGAATGTTAGGTGCTAACAACTTATTCACTTGTTTTTCCTTACTCAATTTTGCCCACCTATCTTCTGCAAATTCCACATTGTCTTTCAGAGCGTTTAACCATTTAATATATTCTCTTACGCTATCAATACGTTCTATAGGAACTGTCTCTAACATACCACTACATTCTTCTTTAGTAGTATTAATTAAATCAAAAATAGCGTTTCGTGCATCTTTATCTATGTTTGCTAATCGCTTATATAAATCAATCCAAAATTTTAACTCGTCTTTAGCGTTTCTCATTTACCCTCCCTTAAACATTGAACTATAACCACCACCACCAGCCAGACTCTTTGCTCCTTCTTGTCGAGCCGCCATAGCCTGTTGGGCTGCTAACTGCTCCATTAAGGCTGCCTTCTCTGCCCTCACTTCCTCATCTGTTTTCAATATCTTTTCAATACCTGGAATATCAAACGTTTCACCAAGTAACTTAAATGCTTCTCCCTCATTAAGATAGATAGGAGCAATACTACCAATGACTCTAATAAACTGAGCGATTCCCATCCGTTTTTGCTCATCTTTAAGAACCTCACTTGCCATTTTGGCCTGTATTTGCGTGTGGTATTTTTTCAAATCCTTAGGTCTTAACTGACCAAACTTCTCGTATTCTGGTGTGCCTATCGCATTTTCCCCTGCTACCTTGTCAAAAAAATCATCTGGAGCGAATCGAATCATTATATCTAATACTCTTTCTATCCAGGGAAGCCAGAAATGACTTTCGGCATTTTTCATAAGCGTCCAGAATCTACCGCTGCCTTTCTCTGTCAACATTACTTCTGGAGTTGTCATTCTCTTGGATGGAATATTAATTTGTGTCCAGGGCGAAACCCCCATTGTGCTATATGCAGATTGTTTCAGTGAATCCATTTCAAGTGAAAGACTTTTAGTTACATCGTCAGCAGATAATGCAACAGGAATATTAGTCATATCATTAGACATTATCATATCACCAGGTCCAGAAACTTCAAATTGTGTATATAACCCACTTGGAACAACCCATCTTGTATGAACATTCCTGATTAAATCATCTAACCTTAAATTAGCCAATTCATTGGTGTATAACTGTGTCCACATTAACTCATCAGCAATTCCCCAACCAAAAGGAGTGTTGCTTTCTGTAAAACATTGGCCTAAAACAAACGGAAATTTATATGGAAACTTATCTAATTTTCTAATCAAATACTTGCGGTCCATAAATGTAAGCACTTCTTCTTTAACCCTATCCCAAACCTCTGTCAACTCTATACCCTTTTTACCAGTATGCTCTCTTGGACTGTTAGAAGCATAGTAATGTTTTTCTTGAAGAGTCTTTTTAATCTTTTTGTAAGCAGCCTCGTTACCATATCTGCTTTCTAAATAATTAAGAGACACTAACTTTCGGTGTCCAGCCCACTCCACTTTATCCCAAGTATTTGCTTTGGAATCAAAAAGAAAATTCCATAAGTTAATAACCTCTGTCTCAAAAAGTTTAGTAGTATCTATTTTACCTTGCAAGTTATAGGCAGGCATTACCTTTACAACTGTATTACCAAAAATATTTTTATCTTGAACTCCATTATAAAGAGGCGTAAAAACATTAGGTTCACTCCAAAGGAAAGCCAATCCCTTTCTGGTTCTTCGCTCTAACTCACGCAATAAATCTGTATCACCCTTACCTGCAATCTCTACCGTTATAGCCTCAGAATAACCAAAGAAAGCCATTAATTCCCGTGCAGAAAAAGTGTTAATCATTGGGCCTATAATAGGAACGTGAACATCTGCCACAACTTCTTTTTGCTCCTCATCAGACCCTGTAATACCTCTAAAATATTTATAATATCCTTCCCAGTTAGGAGAATATTGTGAAATAAAATTATCGCTTTCCGTAAATCTTTTTTGCCATTCAAGAACTTCTTTGTCTGTATCTATATTTGCCCCCTATTATACCGTGGTTTTAGGAACTCTATACTCCGTCCCGCTATCATACCCACTCGTATATGGGCCATAAGTTATGATGGGATACCAAGGAGAACTGGGATACGGATAAGGACAATATTCCTTTTTACGCTCTTCTAAAACTTTAATCTTTTCAAGTAATTCCAAATATTCTTGGGTTAATGCTATTTTTTCCTTTAATTCTTCAATTTCACTCATATTACCTCCTGTTATACTGTAATTATACTACCTCTACTATAAAGATAATCGCTTTTTCTAAAAAGTCAACCCCTAAACAAAGTTTTTCTTTACCATCCACCTTTAAATAGTTTTCTATGGCGTGGCCTCCAGCCTTTTCGGACCTTGCCGCCCTTACAATATGGACGTATATTGTTATCTTCAAACATTTGAATCCCATAGGCTATCATATCAGGTATGGTGTCCTGGCTCATCTCCCTATAATACTTAATTTGTTTAAGAGCGGGTTCGGGAATCCCAAGATGGAAATACATTTTTCTATCGTGTAACTTAGGTTCTATTCTCATCATAATTCGTTCATCTTTGCCAGTAGAATGGTGTTTTAACTCACAAAACTTGTGCTCTACATCAGATTCCCGTATTCTCTCTTCTCCTAAAAGTTCTTTTATGGTAATTTGGCCAAAGACTTCAACGCCAAGTTTCCTGGCATCAAACAATTTATCCAATCTTATCATTTCATCAAATCTAACAGCAGGAGGCCAACCGTTACCCTCTTTAGCGTATCTTATAAACCAATTGTCCTCATTATCTCGTTGAATTGCTCCTATACCACAAGTATCCTTCCCTCTCCCAGACGTATCAAGTGCAATCATTGTAGCAAGTAACGGGGCTTCAAACCTTTGACCATCTTCTGTTACCCGTATCACCTTACCGTCGTCATCTTCTTCCTCCCAATAGCGTATATATTCATATTTAGAGAGCGGTGCATTTTCTTCGGACACTGCTTCCAGTAAATATTGAGTGGTAAACATTTTATCGCCTCCACCATCCCTATACAAATCATCACGCTTCTGTTTAATATATTCTGGAGTAAATTTTTCAGAAAAAAACACACCTCCATCGTTATCGTATAGAGGAATTTTACACAAAGTGGTATTATCTCTTTTTTCTAAATCAGCATACAAGTCATCTGGATGCCAGGGAGTGTGAGGATAAATAATTGGAGTATCTATATCATTCACAAGGTTTGTAAAGTTATCGGAAAACTCTTTAACGTGATTCCTTTTAATTTCCGAGTTATAGTTTTCTCTGTTAACAATATCATCTGCAATAATCCAATCAAAATGCCAACCCTCTGTCTTACTTTTCTCAGTAAACAAGTAAACAGTAGGCTCTTTTAACGCTGTGGCTGTTCTGTGAACTGTAAATTGAGTCTTAGACCAATCGGTAAGGGGTGAATTAACTGAGTGTTGTGGAGGTATTTCAGGGAAAATAGCTCTAAACATAGGACTTAAAATCACATCTTTCTGTTCCTGGAGAAAAGCCTTACAAAGATTCATATTACCAGCGGTTATTGCTCCCCTGGTATTAGGATTATTGATAATTTTCCAAATTGGGTAGCCTACAGTAACCATTGAAGACTTGAAACTGCCTCGTGGAAGTCGCAGTAACAATCTTATCCAGGGTTCATACTGTATTTTGTGCATAATACTGCCGTGGAGATGCCAATTCATACAAAATTTAAGTTCTCCCGACTTTACAGCACCTTCGTGGAAGCCGCACAGATACTTTGTGCAGAGATAAAGGTCGTTTTGAAATATATATCTATATTTTAGTTGTTTTTCAGAAAAATGATAGGTGATTCCATTAACCTGTAGGGTTTTTCCACCCATCTTCAACCTTTTTACTGACTACTCTATTTACAACATCTTGTTTTATATACGGTAACAGTTCATCCATCTCCGCCAATGCCTTTTTATCATCTGCTGTAGCCTCTGTCGTTGGCTGTTGACCCTCGATATTACCTCGTGATGGAGAAGTATTACTGATAGCCTTCTCCGCTGCCTTGAGGGCATCGAGCATTGCGGAGAAATTACCCTCGTTTTCATAAATATCTGCAAGTTTGAGCATTTTCTTATGGATTAACAACAGTTGGTCCTGGGAATAATTACCAATTCCTTTAGCCAAAGCAACTTCTTTATTAATTTTATTAATGCTTATCTCTTTGTATTCCTGGTCAGGGTCTTTCTTATAGATTTGCTGTAAAGTTTCCTTGCTTTGAATTTTAGCACCAGGATAAATTTTCTTATAATAGGCTACAGGGTGTTTTTCACTTTTGAATATTTCTGGGTGTTTAGAGTTTAAGTGTGTAGTAAGAATTGTGCCATAATACATTTCTGGGTAGACCTTACACTCATTTGCCTGATAGCAAGCCAGGCAAAGGACGTGTCCATAAGCGTAAAGAATACCATCTTTCTCTAATTTTTCGATGGCTTCTTTAGATAAACCGTATTTCATTAATAATATCTTTCAGTTGTATCTGGCTTAGCAGCCTCAATTGTATCTGGTGTCTCCCATTTTTCCTTAGAATATTCTTCAAGGGCAAGAAGAGTATCAATTCTTTTAAGTAATATTCCATCCCCTGGTTTATCTGTTCCCTCATCAATTTTCTTTTGTAAATCATCTGATTTATGTTGCAACCACTCTCGTTTATACTCCCCCTCTTCGGTTAACCCGTCTTCGCCTTCTGCCATTGTTTTTAATCCACCGTGGCGTGTTTTCTCAGGATTAAAAAATCTATGTAAGGCTTCTATTAAAACGCTAAACAGACCTGCTTCCATTTCAGCCATATTACATCTCCTTTATAATTTTTTTGATATTAACATTTAATTTTTCTGGGTGTTCATATAAAATATCCATTGAATCATTATACTCATCAACATCCTCAAGACTTTCCCTTGTTTCGCCAACTATAGAAATATTTTTATAGGGTGTTTTTTTGGAACTAACAATAAGAGCATTATATCTATCAATTTTAATCCATCTGCCAGTCATAGGATTTCTTGCTTGCACTATATCTATATGACCCATATTTCCCCTAAGGGCGTATAGGGAGAGGACTGTCCCACGGAGAGGCCAATCCCCGTATTACCCCTCATCTGCTCGCTTCGTTTGACTTTATTCCAGTATCGAGCAGAACCTTTCCTGTTCTCCCCCGCCAAGAGTTCAACGGCAGGAAATTGCTTTAAGGCACGAAAGACACCTTTCTTCAGCCACCTATACGTTAATTTAATAAAAGTTTGTTTCTGTTTCATCTCTCTATTATAAAGATAACACATTTTTACTATTTGTCAAGGGGTAAAATAAAATTTCATTGTTATTTCACTTAGTGCCCATAATTGTCCACTATCGTATAATCTCTCAAAAACTGAGAATTGAGTAAACAAAATACAACAAGTTGATATATGTTTCCTGTTACTTATCATATTTGATAAGTTATAGAAATAAAAAGAGGGAGAGGAGTATATCTTATCTCTCTAATAGAAATACTCTTATATAACATCTCTTCTTATAATAATTATTAGGCCTAATAGATGGCAAGAAAGAATCCCTTATAATACATTTACAAAAGTTACTATAGATATAGATGAGGGTTTATTAAGGATAAGAACAACAAAAGGGGGGTTTAAGGTCTTTTACACGAGTTACATATATATAAGAATGTATACCCTATAAGATTTTATACCTTATCATTATATTATTATATAATATAGAGAATTATACACTGTAATATTATAATACTATACTATACTATATATACTATACTATATAATATATATAAGAGGTATAAAATATTGTAGTATAATTGTAGCAGGATATTATAAATAAAGGTTTATATTTTCTCTTATACCTTACTAATAACATTATGATATTATACAGTTATCCTTCTCCAGATTTTACAAGGGTTACTATTGTATAATTGTATGAGGTTATTAATACAATAATACATTGATACAATTAAGATTTAACCTGATAAGCTGATATACTTATAAGGCTATAAATATATGCACTATGTAAGGTGTTACATACTCCCAGCCCTTGTAATCAAAGGGTTATCGGTGTTACTCTAAAAGTATGTAAAGTGTTACACTATGCAAACTCTTGCAATTACTATATTATAATAAAAGTATGTAATGGGTTACATACTTTTTCAGGGTTCTCTGGTTTTCTATTGTTAAGAGTGTGGGATTTACAAGGGTTTTGACTTTTGGTATGGTTTTTGTATATATATATTATAGTTCTTTGATAAACTAATAATTCTATGGGGTTGAATGTGAAAAGGAGTATTTATAATGTGGAGTATTAAAGTAATAAGACAAAATAATGAAAAAGTGTATCAAGAATATAAGGCTACGGAGAAAAGAAAAGCAGATAAAATAAGACAATGTATTAGGGACGGTGTAGAGGAATACTTTGATAGTTTCCTATTCCCTTGCGAGGTGAGGTCTTACTTTGAGGTCAAGCCCATTATAAAGCCTATTCTAAGGCGTATGAAAGAGCAAGGGGTTCTATAAATATGAAAAATAAAGCGAGAGTGGAGCGTAAAACATTCCGACGGACTATGTTACAAGTGCAAAGGGATAATATTAGAGCAAAGCGAGCAATAAGACCCACGAGAGAAGAACAGAAAAGACATCAGCAAGGACGGCAAATTTTGATAGACGCTGGTTTAATAGGTATTCCAAGACAGTAAAATCAAAAAAATACATTCAACCCCATAGACAAAATATTAAGATACTTTACACAACTTACACTTGACAAAATGGGAAAGGTTGTTAATATAAGACAAATAGACGGAGGCTTAATAAATGGATAAAACAACTAAAGAAGTAAAAGCAATAATGAAAGGATTAAAAAGGATTGAAACGAAAGTCAAAGCAGTGGGTTTATATCTACCCAAAGGTTATATATACCTTGACTACTCTAAAAAAGAGCAGTATAAGGTTGTTTATTGTCCTAATAGCGGAGCAAGAAAGGTTTTATACAACGGAGCAAGCAAGGACACAGCAAAGCGGAAGTGTAAGAAGTTTATAAAAGATACAATCAAGGGAGAGTAATGATAAAATTATATAAAATTGGGTTTTATGATAGCAATGGTAGTTTATCAGGATACATTGAAACATCAAGAGGGAAAATTTTGATAATAGAGGGAAAAGAAAAAGCAAGAAAATTCGTATCCTTAATTGATAAAGAATACCAAAATAGGTATAAAATAAAGGGGGTATAAAAATGAAAACATATAGAATATACACAGAGGATAAAAACAAGGACAAGGTTATTGAGTTAGTTTCCAAGTCTTTTGATAGTTTTACTGTTATGAATGGGTTGGGTTATTGGAAAGGTATTCCAGAGAAGGCTTTGATTATAGACATAGTAGATAAGCGATATTCCTTAAGTCAAGTCAATAACCTATGCGTAGAGATAAAAAAATTGAATAAACAACAAGCGGTATTACTAACAGCAACCAAAACTTCAAGGTATATCATATAAATGACAACCCGTGACAAATGGTATCCCAGACAAAAGCTATCAAACCCTAACACCCCTAAGGGTGCTATAATTATAGGAAGTATAGAGCGAGCAAACGGGGTAGTCATTGAAACCTTTTACATAATAGATGGGGAAACATACTATATTGAAAACACGGGGAACGCAATTCCCCACAAGTTTAACAAAGGGCTTATAGATGAAAACAAATGGGGCAAACACCTAACAGGGGAGGATAAATAATGACAAATAAAGAAGTAGTGCAAGCGTGGAAAGATGGAAAGAAGGGAAAAGCGGGAAGCCTAACAACTGATGGCATATATTTATGGAGTTATCACCTTAAAATAGGTATGACGGGGCAAGATGGATATAAATATATTGCAAATTATACAGCTCGTGATGACAAAGGTTGTTTTGGATACAAGACAAAGCATTGTTTTGTTTCCCAGACCACTTCTACACATATAGGACTTGCACGCAGGGTTGCATATAGCATTGACTTTGATAGTATAATACAAGAGAAAGGGGAGGACAATTGAAACAAATAAAACAGTATAAAGAGATGATAAAAGACAATGGATATATTCAACGCAATCTTGTCATAAATTTTTTACAGAATGGATGTATAGCAGACTACGAATTGATAGCAGAGATATATAATAACGGTATGGGTTTAATGGATTATCAAAACCTTCAAACAGCACTTGACGAATTAAAAGAGGAGGCATAGATGATGGCAAATTTTACAAAAGCAGGTAGGAAGGCTGACTATATTACTATACAAGGAAAAGAATTATTTATCGATGAAAACTTACACGACTATTACACGAAAGAGACGGGAGCGAAAATCCTCTGCGAAAACAATGGAAAAGAATGGGGATACACCGATGATGGGAAACTAATAAAAACATAAGGGAGGTATAAAATTGAAAGAAATAAAAGACATTATTGTCAAGGGTAGAAAAGGGTGTAACCTTATTTATGCAAGGATACCTCCAGACAGTAAAATCACAATAGGAAAGAAGGAACTTTATGTTTATCACAAAGATATAATGGGAAAGTATTATAGACATTACAGAATAAAGACAAGGGATATAAAAGAGATACTTATTTTATCAACACTCTACAAGGGAGGTATAGATGGTAGAATTTTATAGAGGATACAAAATCAAAATAGAACCAGATGAGTTTAACGATGACCCACGAGATTGGGATAATTTGGGGACTATGATATGTTTTCATAAGAGATACGAGTTAGGAGACCCAACTCCTTTCACCGCTGACGATTTTGCGGGTTGGATTGACCTTGCCAACTACTTGAAAGAAGAGGTGGGGGTAGTTCTAATATTCTCCTTATACCTGTATGACCATAGTAGTTTGACTATAAAAATAGGCAATTTCTATGGAATGTTACCAGAAGGACACGCAGAATTTGATAGCGGACAGGTAGGTTATATCTATGTAACTCGACAGGACATACTGAAAGCATATCCCAGTTGGAAACACCTAACAGCAGGGCGATTATATCAGGTTACCAAAGTCTTAGAAGCGGAAGTAGATATATATAATAAATATCTTAACGGAGAAGTGTATCTAATGACAATCACTAACCTTTCAGGAGACCATATAGAGGATTGTGGAGGTTTTTATGACATAGATGACACCCTTGCAGAAGGTAGAAATATAATTGACCAAGATATAGCGGGAGTTATGGCAAAGCACATCAAGACAGTGAAAAGTTATATCACGCAGGGTGTTCCCGCAATGTATAGGAAACCCTGCCCCATAAAAACATAAACAGGGAGGGTATAATGATAAAATGTGATTACTGTAACAAGCGGGCAAAGTATAATATAGCAAACACAACACTTATTTACGAAATAGATGATGATGATAGTTATACTTTGACAGATGATTATTTGGAAAACGCAGGGGACAGAGTCAATTTACATTTATGTCAACAACATTACGATGAATATTGGCAAATGGAAGGCACGGAGGTATAATGGCACATATAACATCAACTAACAGTATATCTAAAGAGAGACAGCAAGCAATAGATATATTAGAAACTTTAGGGGAAAGGTTAGAAGAATATAGGCAAGATTTAATTCATATTGTAGGCGATAAACCACTTTATAAAATTTTTGACTGTAAAGATGGCGATACATTCTGGTATGATTGTGAAGATGCAATTGTAGAAATTTTAACAAAGGAGGCATAGATGGATTATATGGATTATAAAATCTTGTGGCTTAAAACAATAGACTATTTTAGAACTGCTCGTCAACCAGTCGAATGGACAGCAGAGGAAATAATAGAACTAATGGAAGAACGGGAACTTGCAATGGTTCGAAAACTCTCAGTAGAGAAGGTGTAATGAGAAAGTTTACAATTGTATTATCACGCTTGCAGATTGAAAAATTTAAAGAATATCTCGATGGGGAGATAGACAAGGAAGACATAGAAGGCAAAATAGATGATGCAGTCCAGCGGTTAGTCGATAACGCCCTTGAATATATAATATAAAGGAGGTATATGTGAGAAAATCAGCAACCATATTTATTCTTTCAGCTATAAACAGTCTTGTTAATAAATGTGATAGAAGTATTGAGTCTGACATAAATATTAATTTATTGAAACAGAAATACGGAACAGGAATCCGTAAAAAAAAGTCAAAACAAAGGAGGCACAAACGAAAAAAATAAAATTTGACGCCTATGATTATGCAGTAATAGCAGACGCTTTAGAATATTATAAAGAACATTGCGAAGAAGAAGGTATCAGCGATGAAAGAGTGGACAAGTTAGAGCAACACTTTACAGTATTGTGGAGAGAACAATTGGATTTAGAGTTAAAGGAGGGATGAATGGATGAAGATGAGGGTCTTCTTTCTGTAAAAATAATAGAGAGTGTTTACGATGAAGTTATATGTCCAATATGCGGAGATATAGTGGAATGGGAACTTGAACCAGACCCAGACAATTTATATTATTTTTGCACACATAAAGAATGTGGCTTAGAGTTTACATTGAGACCTGAGGGGTATTTACTTGAAACGAAAAGAATAGAGGAGGCATAGATGGACGAATTTATTATAATTACTAAAGCAATAAAATATATATATGAACTGATTGATTGTAAAGATAGAGAACCAGACAAAGCATTGATTTACAGGAAAATGATTGTGTGTTGTATAACAGAATTAGAAGACATTATAGAAACAAAGGGATATAGTGAGAAGGAGGCTTAAACGTTTAGAGTAAAAATATTAAAAGTTTTGGAAAAGATACCACAAGATTTGCTTGACAAGGCTTATTCTGTAAATTTTGGTAGGGCTACAACAGTAAAGATACAGATAGACTACAATAGTAAGATTGTTAAAAAATATATATTAGATAAAGGTATCACTACTCGTATAAGTGCCAATGGTTTTACTGAATGGTGGTATACAGTCAAGGTAGATGATACAGATATACTTATTGAAATAATAATGACATAGGAGGTTAGATGCTTAAAAAAGAATTAGAAGAAGCGGTAGACATACTCAAAGAGAAACTTGCAAGGTGCGAAAAGGAATTATTTGCCTCTTGTAATAGGAATACAGAATTGAGGGAAAAATTAATAGATGCGAGAGTTAAACACATCACCCGTAAATGGTAGGAGGTATAAGTGAGATTATATCAAAAACTCCGTGCTTTTAAGGCGGGGAAGAAAGTATATTGCGTTTACATTGAAGGGAAAAGACGCTACTTTTTAGGGACTTCCGATACTCAGGCTGCAAGTAAATTCCATTTTCATAGTGTATATAGAAGACCAGCCATTTATAAACTTTGGTATTTATTAAGGAGGTAATATGAAAAACAAGGCCACAGTAAAAATGTTTGTGCAAGATGCGGTTGATTTCTATCTTAGATGGTATAAGAGTTCGACCTCAAAAATTACATTAACGGGCAATTCTCTCATATACGCCGTCCAAGCAGATATGGGTCGGGTAAACAGATACCCCAGAGACGGAACTATTATGAGAGAGTTAAGAAGTCTTCGAAAAGATGGCTACGATATTGAATGTATTGACACCCGCAAATCCATATACCGCATAAGCAAACGAGATAATTGAGATTTTTATCAGGGTTACTGTAATGACACGTATATACTTATGTAATTACGCAAAGAAAAACGTCAATACACCCTTGACAAATAGGTTGAAAGATGTTATATTTATAATAGAGGACAAACAATACAGGAGGTTTTATGAAAATCAATATTAACAGAACAGGTGAAATAGCGGTTTCGTTAAAATATTCTGAGGAGTTTCCTGGAGATGCAAATTTAATAGCTGAAAAAGATGGGGAAACAATGTTATTGGCAACCATTGAATATGATACAGAAAACATATATTTGTTTCGAGATGGATGCAACAAAGTGGGCTTAGAACCTATCCTTTATTAGAGGATAATATGATAAAATATAGAATACGCAAATTACACGGAAAACGAGGCACTGATTATGCACACGGGGAATGTGATTCATTATACATTAGGTCTGGAGATGCAAGTTGGGTTACCGTAAGAAATGGGGTGCTCATTGTTACTACCGACAAGGAACATTGGGTAAGACCACAGCAAGTAGTAGACATTATGAAAGAACCACCATTGGGGGATAACGGTAAGACAATATGAATAGACTACCATACGCCAACCAGATAAATTTAGAGTTCGATGAGGACGACAGATTGGTATACCATTTTACGCCTCATTCTACAAGAGAGATGGAAATATGTCAACAGTATTTAGAGCGAGAGGGCAACCACTACACCGACGCAGGTTGTCACGACATCTTTAGAGACGTGATAAGACAATTAATGCACTTAAAAAGGAGGGAGTAATGATAGCGACCCTAAACACTATTAGAGAATGGCTTAATTGGGCAAAAGAGGGAAGATATACGCACTTAATAGTTATGTGTGATGAATTTGATTATTCAGATTATCCCGTGTATATCTCATTGGAACAAAACATAGAAGAAGAATATGAAAAATGGCGGAAAGAACCAATGCAGAGAGTAATGGAAGTATATGATTTAAGTCTTGATATAGAGGCACAACTCAAGGAAACAAAAGCATTACATTTAGGGCAAATAAGTAAGGAGGGATAATGGGAATAACTATAAGTATTATATCTTTTGTATTAGGTTTTAGTATATGTTTTGCTATGTTTCAGCGTGCATACCATAGATATAACTCAGAATGGAAGGAGCTGAAAGAAAAAGCAGATAAACGAGATACTGAAAATACAGAAAATCAAATAATAATAAGCAAACTACAAAAGAAAATTGACGCACTTACTCCAAATACTTACGAACTCTTAAAAAAGTTATGTGCAGTTACAGGACTTGATGTAGAAGATATAATAAGAAAATTCCATAGCGAATATAGCCTTAGGAGAATATTTTAGTGAGAGGTAGTGGATATTTGTTTGTAATTCCTGGAACGCTTCCAGGGTTAAACGCTATAATTGCATCTGCAAAAGAGCATTGGGCTGCTTATAGGAAAATGAAGGAGACCGCCACCCAGAAGGTAGTAGTGGCACTAATCAATTCTAATGTTCCTAAGATGGGTAAAGTTCAATTAGATATTGAGTGGTTTGAACCCAATAAAAAGAGAGACAAAGACAACGCAATGGCAGGTGTTAAATTTATCTGGGATGGATTGGTTGCAAAGGGTATTATACTGAACGACACCTGGCGGTATCAAGGTGATACTAAACACCACTTTGAGGTTGACAGAGATAATCCCAGAATAGAAGTAATTGTAACAGAGGAGGTTTAGTATGGAAACAGAAACCTGTAAAGATATAATAGTAGAGAAAATTTTGGCAGTTTTCTACGACTTGGACTTGGGGGAAATAATAGACAATCTCGACGAATATAGTGGAATCGTAGATACACTTGCAGAGGAACTATATAATAAACTTGAGAAAGATTTAAGCAATAAAAACACAGATGAAGGTAAAATTGTGCATTTATATAATTGGTTGGATGAAAACAATTACTTTGATTGTTAAGGGGGTATAAGTGAACGACAAGATACTGGTTATAGTAAGACACACCGCAGGAAACAGTGAGGTTGGTAATATACATACCACGGTAAGAGAATTTGATTTTACTACAACAATTGAAGAAGTATATAAAACAATGAGAAAATTAGGCAATTGGGATATAGTAATACCCTTACAGCAAGAGGTAAGGTAAAATTGAAAAGGAGGCTTAAATGGATAAAGCAAACAGTCGGGAAATAGTTGAGATAGAGGCGAGCAATGCAGGTATTGTAATACAAGCAGAGCAACAGGAAATTGCAAATCAAGCAGATGTGGATAATGCTAATATAGTTTTGAATCACATAACCAAACAGATGAAAACAATTGAGGAGAAACGCAAGACATTCACTCAACCGCTCAATCAATCCTTGAGGGAAATTAACAGCACTTTCAAGAAACTGGTAGAGCCTTTGAAATCAGCAAGAGAAATCTTGAGGGATAAAGTGATGGACTGGCGTCGAAAGGAACAGGAAAAAATCCGCATAGAACAAGAACGCATAATGAAAGAGGAGCAGCGTAGACGAAAGATACAGGAGGCACACAAGGACAGAGGACACGAGGTCAGCGAGCCTGTTGTAATGACCAAGCCTGAACCCCTAAAAAAGACAGATTCAACCCAGATACGCAAGGACTGGAAGTTTGATATTCTTGATTCAACAAAAATTCCACGAGAATACCTGTTAGCAAATGAGACAAAGATTCGACAAGCAATCTGGAATGGAGTTAGAGAGATACCAGGTGTCAGGATATATCAAAAAGAAACAATGGTAAACAGATAGGAGGCTTAAATGGAATATAAAATAAAAAAGCAAATCGCAGAAACCAAAGAATGTGCTGAGATATTTCTTCAAGAAGAGGATGACCACAATTATTTAATGATAAAGTTTCCCCACGAACCCGATAGTTCTGCCTATTATGTATTGGAGGTAGGCAATAATGGCAATATAAAACGTGAAGAGAATATGCCCCTTAAATTTGGATTTAATTTAGATAGTGAAGGCCGAGTAATTATAACATAGGGAGACAGAAAAACAAATGAAGATAACAAAGCAGTGGTTACAAACTAACAATGCTTGCGGAACTGCAATAATATTATTTAGAAAACGCTACAAAAGTATTGATGCCATTACACTATTGGAGGTATTAATAGAAGAAGAAAGATTTGATTGGACCGTTTGGTTACTGTATCACGTAATGAACTCAAATCAATATACACAATATATTAAATATTCTAACGATATTACTTCTAAGTTTTATGGTGCGAATATTGATATTCGGTTAGGATGCGACCCAACAATAGCACTTACCATTCTCCAAAATGGCATTAAAATACTCAAGGAGGTTGTGTGATTGTATGGAAGGTAACTAATAGCGATAAGCGGTCTGTTGTTGCACGCTTCCTGGCAGAAGTGCAATATAAAATGGGTAAACCAGCTAAAGCCCCTCAATGGTTTGCCGATAGGGGTTATTATTTATTTGCTTTTAGCCGATTAAAAGATGCACGGGAATATGTAACAGGAATTAACAATAGAGTGTATAGAGCAGAAGGAAAAAATGTTACTCGCAAATTACCACAGTTTTGCGATACTTTTGAAATAGATATGAGAAGGTTAACCATATCTCAATCCTTGGGCGGTAACCGACAATTCCCCAAGAATACAGTAATGTGCGAGGAGATAACCTTGTTAAAGGAGGTAATATAATATGCATATAATCTTAAAAGCTAAAGTATATAATAGAATAGTAACAACAAAAGCAAAGTTTGATGACGATGATTTCGCCGAGTTACTTTATACTATACAAGATTTTCTGCGTGGATTAGGCTACGATTCAGATGTAATAGAAAAACATATAAAACCTGAGATATTCCCTGATGGATAAGAGAAAAACAGAGTATGTTAATATAAGAATAAGAAGTGTTATCAAGGAAGACTTCTCAGATATATGTAGTGCTTTGGGGACAAATATGTCAGTCTCGATTAGGAATTTCATCCAGGGTGTTAATCATTTATCCTTAAAAGAGGCGTCCCTTCTACTTGACAAGTTAGACAAATTGGCAAGTGAGCATAAGGATACAGCGTATAACATTTCAACTAAAAGTGTATAGGAGGGTAATATGAAATGGAGTAAAAGGCAACGCAAGGCCATACAGAAAGTAATAAAACGTTACCAATGGGTGCTCAAAGATTTACAATCCAGATATATTTATATATTAGATTCGGATTCTTGTGCTTTCTGTCAGATGTATCAATGTGGAGGTAACACTAAATGTCCCAGTGCGTTTTTTACTAATAACAACCATTGTATGTCCCACCCATTACTGGTAAGACTCCAGAAGAATCTTTACAATTACAACCATTGCAAAAAGGGTTCAGAGAAATGGCTACGCAAAGCAATCCAAGCCCGTATGGAATTTTGGCAAGAGCAATTAAAAGAAGGGGAAAAATGAGTGTATTAAATTGGTTCTTCTCGGTTACACTTTTTTCTATGGGTGGTTTACTCCTTTATGGGGCTACTCAAGACAAGGAAGAATTGGGGTGCAGTGCGGATTGGATATATTCTCTGGCTCAATTAGGATTGGTAGTTATGGCTATGGCATATTGGATAATGAGTTATTTCTTCTTTGCAGGTATCTGGAGATAATATATATAAACTATATTCCGAGTCCGCTGAGAAGGCTGTAATAGGTAGTTGTCTTGTTAATAAAGAGATAATACCTGATACCCTATCTATGTTAGAACCTGTGGACTTCTACGCACCTCAGCACTTCAATATATTTAAGGGTATTAAAACTTTATATGACAAAAAAACAGTTCCCGACATAATCACTATAACAGAATACTTAAAAGATAAAGGGATTCTGGACTCTGTTGGAGGGGCAAGTTATATCAGCAATATGGCAAGTTGTAGCGTAAACAGTGGGAATGTAGAATACTACGCAAGAATTGTGCGAGAGAAGGCAGTGCTACGAGAATTGGAATTAACTTTAGTGAACATAACAAACCAGATAACGGGTTGCGAAGACGCCGAGGTATTGCTTAACGAGGCGGAAAAGAAGATAATGGCACTCAACCTTTACAGGAAGGATACAGACGTAGAGGACGTAACAACTATCGCTAAAAGGACGATGAAAATTATCGAAGAACGAGCTAAGCGGAAGACCAAATTGATAGGATTGTCCACTGGATTATCAGACCTGGACAATATGACCCTGGGCTTTCAGAATAAGCAACTTATTATTATAGGTGGGCGTCCCTCCAAAGGCAAGAGTGCCCTGGGACTTAATATTGCTACATATCTTGCTCTTTACAAACAAGTTCCTGTTGCATTTTTCTCTATTGAAGACAGTAAGGAACGTATCGTTAATCGTATCTTTGCGTCTCAATCCAGGGTAGACAATAGAAGGGTCAGGCTGGGCTCAATGGATTCAGATGAGTGGTCGGCAGTAGCCGATGCAGTAACCGAACTCACAAATGCTCCACTTTATATTGCAGACGCCTCGTATCTCAACAGACACGAACTAAACCGCACAGCGAGACGGTTAAAAAGGAATAAAGGAATACAAATACTTTTTATAGATTATCTTCAACTCCTCATAGGGGATGTATCGGCTAATCGAGAGAGAGAAATATCTTCCATATCACTATCTCTAAAGGCATTGTCGAAAGAGTTAAGTATACCCGTTGTCGCTATGGCCCAATTGAATCGCAACCCTCTATACAGGGGGTCTAAGCCACGTCTGTCAGACCTGCGAGAATCGGGAGCAATAGAGAATGATGCTGATGTAGTAATGCTTCTTCATCGACCTAACATAGAAAAGGCTGAACAAGAGGAATGTGAGATAACATCCCTAATTATAGCAAAGCAAAAGGACGGTCCGATAGGGGAGATAAATATGTTGTTCCATAAGAAGTATTTACGATTTGATAACTATAGCGAAGAAGATGAATTGGTTGCAGGCTTTAACACATAAGGAGGGATAACGGATACCAGTAAAAAACGTATCAAAATGTGTGAGAAAGCAAAAGAAATACAAAGGGAATATTTCTATCAATTTCAATCAACAAGTGGTGATTGGATATATTGTAAAGAGAATAATAAAATTGTGGTTCTTTATTTTAATAGAGAACACGGAAGCCCCCCAGCAAAATATCAAGATATTAAAACAGCTATCTGGTTACCCACACAAGACCAATTGCAGGAGATGAGTAATATGACTTGGTGGGATTTTGATAAAAGATGTAATGAAATCAGAAAATGCTTCTTAGAAGACCCTTTATCGGAGTGGGAGATGGAAACCAAAGAGCAAACTGGTATATGTGTTGTGATGGAAAAAAGATTTAATAAATTCTGGGATAACGAAAAGGAGGTATGGATATGAGTGATAATATAGAGGGAAAAACAATAGACAATACAACTGAATTTTATGAACCACCTATTCAAGTGGCACTGACTTTAGAAGAAATTGGATATTTAATAAGTGGGTTATATTGTTTGGGTCACCCATACCCCGAAGGTTTCGATTTAAGGCATAAACTGGAAAATGTTTACAATAGATATATAAACCAAAGGAGGAACAATGAAAAAGAATAACCATATATTCGAAGAAGGAGTTAAATATTACTTTACAGGTGGTATAGATAGAAGTAAACAACAACAACTAATTCTAAAATATCCTGGCAAGGAAGATTTAGAACTTCCTATTAACACCATAACGCTTAATAGACATAATGTTACTATTGAACTCACTCCTGCACCTGTTGAGGTTGAATTTATATATTACGAAAAAATTAACAAATGGATAAGGTCAACTAAACAAAAGAAACACCCATTGGGTTGCGAGTGGTGTGGAAAAGAATTTGAAACACCTGCAAGATTCTTTTATTGTGATGGAGTAACAGAATATGCTTTCTGCTCGAAATTATGTATGAATCATTGGGAACAAGCGGATTCCCTTCACAGGATAGCCAATAAATTAGAAACAGGAGGTAAATAATGGCAAAAGAGAAAAGTAAAGAATTAACTAAAACACAAGCCAAATGGGAACTACGAGAGAGATTTAAGAAGGCTTGGGATATACTGTTTAGGGAATATCCCGATGCCATACAATTAGTTCCTGTTGCTGAAATTCCAGCAAAGAAAAAACGTAAAGAGGGAGTGCCACCTGACGCATATATTATTGGTGCATATATGGAAGCAACCAGATTAAAAAACCTTATGGAAGAAGTAATGAATAACGATGGTCTTTTAGAATATAATGCTAAGGTATATGCTTATAATGGTAAATGGTATGGAGATGGACATATTTGTATTCTATATAAAGGCTATGAGTTTAATTACTATGATAGTGGGAATGGAGCAGATAACAAGGATGCTGTTTCTGATACCTTTAAGCGAACTGCCCGTTGGACTGGTATTAATGACAGGTTTTGGCAAATGAAAACAGCGTATGTAAAGTATACTCCCGCAGTAGAAAATCTATTTAAGTATGGAGATGCCAGCCTAAAATCTCTTGGGGGAGAACTTAAACAAGGCGAACTTCTATTGGAGAAAATTCCTCAGTTTGAAGTTATAGATTTCTATGACTTAGTAGCCACCACAAAAGATATGGGAGCATTGCCTTGGCAAGATACAACCCCACCAGACAACCAGAATCCACCAGCACAGGTCATACCTGCTGAGAGGATACTTTCGGGTTACACTGATGAGCAAATGGTATTAGTTAATAAACTAAAATCCTCACACATCTGGACACAAACTGATTTTGTTAGAATAGACGAGGATATGGCAAACGGTAAGAATGTTATAGATATAATGCTTGCTGTTATAGATAAGCGAAAGAAAATGGAGAAGTGGATGAATGAGGAAGCAAATACTAAAGGCAGAGAATTAAATGGATTCCTCTTAAAATTCCTAACAGAATTAGCCTCGGTGGATACCATAAGAGTAATACCAGACTATCTAATGGAATGGATAAACACGAATAAAGACAAACCTGCCGACGAAGGTATTATAGAATTAAACGCCTTTATACACGGTAAACTCATCAATAATGAACATTATCAAACATATATAGCAATATCAAAGGGGACACAATGACGCCAAGAAAGGTGCGAAGAAATATGATTAAGATAGATACATTCCTTAATCAGGACCAAGTTACCGCAGATTCACCGCTCAGGCAATCGTGGCAGGATTTTAAGGTGAAGTTTAATCAGCAGTATAGTAGAAAGTCAACACGTAAAATATGGAGGCGGAAATGGTCAGTCGGTTAGATATTATAATTGGTATTCTTGGCGGTATAAGCGTGCTTTATGTAATCATTGTTAACATCTATTGTTATCGCCGAGATAAAAAATGGTATCGTGCTTGTCGTGGTAGCGGTAGAGATTACGATGATTGGCGGGATATATCTGACTTAGCGTTACAGCGAGAACAATATAAAGTGAATCAAGAATTATCGGAAAAAGTGGATAAAAGAGTGGAAGCAATCCGCCAACGTCATTTAGGAGAAGAAAAAGATTGTGCCGATTTTTGAATACAAGTGCCCTGAATGTGGTTGCATATTTGAGCGGATGAAGCCTGCCGTCACCAGGAAAACTGGGGTGTGTCCCCAGTGTAAGCATAAATATTGTAAACTTCTTCCCAGTAAAGGGCAAGCATTACGGTTCAAGGGAAGTGGTTTTTATGAAACGGATTATAAAATTAAATCTAAAGGGGAGGAAAAATGATTGAATGTTGTATAAGTTTTATAGCAGGGTCTTTATTTGTATATCTGTTATTTGCCAGAGCATACCATAGATATAATTCACAATATGAAGAATTAATAGATAAAGCCAAAAAATATAGAGACCAATATTCTATGGAATCTCAAGCAGTAAGTAAATTGGAAACAGAAATAAAACAATTGAAACCGCACAATTTACGAATGGCAAGAAAACTTTTAGATGCAGTGGGTATCAATTTAGCAAAAGAAATGGGCCCATATCTGAGGGAAGCAGATTACTTTGACTGGAAATACACAAAAATTGCAGATTTGTTTTGGGGAGAATGGAAAGAAAATGAGAGAATTTAATGTAGAAAAGTGGAATAGTATTTTATCTTTTTGGGAAAGCCAGAAAACGGGGACTCCAATTTGCGTTCTCAAGAGTGTCGGGCAATTGGATGACCTTATTGAGGTTCTAACGTTTGTTAAAAATAACGCCATTTTCGACGAGAGAAGCTCTGTATCAGTAGGAATGTATGAGAACACGGCTGCCTGGATGGCAGAGAATCCCCATAGACCTCGATGGAATCTCTCTGTAAAAATTGGCAATCCTAAGGGACGTAGTAGACAACCGTCAGAACAGACATTTAGTGGAAATCAACAAGCGGAAGAATTACCTCACGGATTCGAAGGAAATCCACAGAAACGAAAGTTACCTTGGGAAAAATAATATGGGGGTGAAAGGTTCGACTGGTAGTAAGGAATTACCTTACCACCAGGACTCGGTTTCAATTACCGACACCTCCAATACAATAAGGAGGAAACAATGAGTAGAGAAATCAAGACAAATATAAAAGGCAGTGAAGTTGTTATTAATACAAAAAACCATAGAGAGCAATGTATGGAGTTAGTGAGAACCGCTGTGAGAGTAAGCACTCCAGGATTGCGAAAATTAATAGAAGGTGAAAATGTTATACAGATAAGAATTGACGACGAGTATCTATCGTTTATTGTTATCGAATATGTAACACGTCAAACACCAGGATTAGCCGCCTTTACATATCCGAGGCTTACAGATGAGTAATCAAAGTTTTAACTTACCGCACTTACCATCTTTCCCTAAAATTTTTCACATTGGAGAAAGACAAATAACAGAACTGTTTAACGGCGTAGTAGAGATAACGGAAAAGGTTGACGGCAGTCAATTTAATTTTGGGAAGGACAAAGAAGGGGAATTGGTATATAGAAGCAAGGGACAAGACTTAACCTATCGTCCAACACCTAAAATGTTTGAATTGGCGGACAACTATATCCATTCAATAGACCATAAAATACCTATGGATACATACTTCTTTTGCGAATTTCTCAATAAGCCTCACCATAATGTCTTAAATTATGAGCGAGTGCCAAAGAATAATTTGTATCTCTTTGGCGTAATGGAAGGCCAGGTATTTGTTAATGATGCTTCTACACTATATAAATATGCTGACTCTCTGGGTATAGAGCGTCCCAACATTTTATTCTCTGGGCTGGTAAACACTATTGAAGAGTTAGAAGTATACTTGTTGTTTAATAGTATTCTTGGCAGAGAAATTGTTGAAGGTATTGTAGTGAAAAACTATAATCAGTGTGCGGTCATCACCTCTAACCTTATTCTACCAATGGCAATGGGTAAGTATGTCAACGAAAAGTATAAAGAACGGCACAACAAAGACTGGAAACAATCGAAGTCCAGAAAGGGTAAACTGGAAATGTTTATCCAAAGTTTTAGAAGTGAAGCCCGCTGGCAAAAAGCTGTTCAACATTTGCGAGAAGCGGATAAATTAGAAGGTGCTCCACGAGACATAGGCAACTTAATAAAAGAGATAGCCGTAGACCTTACGGAAGAGGAAGCAGGTAATATTAAAGAGGGACTATATAAAATTTTTAAGAAAGATATTGTCCGTGCAGCACAGGGTGGATTTCCCGAATGGTATAAAGAACAATTAGCCAAACAAGCGTTTTAAGGAGGTATTATGGGATTAAGTGTTGAACTATTTAAGTTTGCAGAAATAGCCGAAGAGATAAATAATATATTGGGCTGGAGTGGTAACGACAATTTTGAGATATGCTATGACCACAACGATAATCTGGCAGGTGGCACAGAAACATCTGTAAGCCTGATATTTAGACCAGAGGTTGCCCTTCTCAAGATAACCTACAATGAATTACAGCAAATAATGGATTGTTGCACAGAAATTAAGGATATAGATGTTTATGTTAATGCCGAAGAAGGTGAATATGAGCCAGAGTTTATACTATATATTAGGTTAAAGTAAAGGAGACGTAAATGTTACAATATACAACAGAGGGAAGATTTCATTTACTCAATGCACGATTTGATTGCGAGGACGAAATTATATGCGGTGATGAAGGTATCCGTTTTATGAATGAAGGTAAGAGAGAACTTATGATATGGCTTACAAAAATAGTTATGCAATTTCCCAATAAAGATATTATTGTTGAGACAAAAGCACACATTGGGGATAACGCAGCGAATATGGAGTTTTAAGGTGGAGTATAGAAACGATGGCCTGCCCCGTATTTTCTTTGAAGGTATTAAACACGATACCTATACGGGGGACCGAGATAAACGAGACTTTAGTTGCACGGAGTTATTGCGAACACCCAAACAGTTTCACTTATTGCAGCGGCACTATGATGAAATTGTTATACCTGCCTCTACACACATCTTTGCAATGTTAGGGACTGCGTTACATTACTATTTGCAAAGCATTGACATTCCCGATACCATTCAAGAGGAACGCATCAGCACTAATATCAACGGTCAGATTCTCGACGGGGCTCTCGATATATATTGGATAAAACAACAACACCTGCAAGACGTTAAGGTAACGCCTGTATGGTCTTTCGTCTATAAAAATCAATACCCCGATTGGGAAAAACAATTAAACACATACGCTTACCTTTGTCGCCAGGAGAAAAAGTATCTCATAAAGAGATTGAGTATTGTGGCTTTATATAGAGATTGGAGACCATCGGAACTCAAAAAATACTTGACCTATCCAGAGCACAATTACGATGCAATTGAGTTTGACGTATGGGACACAGAAAAAGTAAAGAAATACCTACAGGACAGAATAGCGTTAATGTGTAGCTATAAGAATGACGCCGATGATGATATACCTATCTGTGATATACAAGACCGCTGGCAAAAGCCCGATGAATGGGCTATCTATAAGGGTAAGAAACGAGACAGAGCGGTTAAGGTTGTTCACACTACCTATGATGATGCAATGAAATGGGTGCACGACCATCCTCGCCCTGAGAATAAGGCACAGTATGAGATTATCAAAAGGGAAAGTATACCCTTGAAATGTATTGAATATTGCAAGGTGAACAAGTATTGTAATTTCTATAAAGAGTATATAGAGAACAAGGGAGGTTAATATGTTTGGTTGTATAATAGTAATAGTTCTTGGCATTATATATTTCGGTGCGCTTCTTATTTGCAGGTGGGTTGAGAGGTAATGATGGATAATCTTAAATCCAAAGTAGTGTCCCTTGAACTTGCGAAGAGGATGGAGAAATTGGGGTGGGAAAAGGAGACGATTTTTTGTTGGTGTATTAAGGATTTATTTGAAGATGATGAACCTCAAATTCTTATAAAACCAACAGAGATAGCAAAAAAAAGTGGTTGCACAAGAATTATGATGTCCCCCCTTTTCTGCGAGGTATGGGATGAGTTGCCACTAACAATAGAATATGAGAAGGAATCTTATATGAAATATGTAGACGGTGATAATTATGTAGATTATCGAAGTTATACAAGAGAGTGTATAATATGTGGTGAGATTAATGAAAAACCAATCCAAGAAAATGCAGGTGAACTTTGGTGTTGGCTTAGAGAAAATGGATATATCGAGGAGGAGTGATGTATAAAATATTCTTAAAAACGATAAGCAGTTTTGTGGTAGTTTATATGTCTATATGTTTAATTGCTGCTATAATAAAAGATAATGGGGTAACAATTGGGGATTTCCTTGTTATTATAATAGCAATTCTATTGGCCTTATTTACCTATCATCGTGTTGATGAAATAGAAGAATGATTGTTATATAATTAAATAGGGTAACAAAGAAACTAAATAGGGTAAAACGGGGGAGACAATACCCCCTTTTATCTTTCATCCCAAATACTTTTACAGATTCCACCAACAACTACATTGACTTTGGCTTTATCCTTACTTTTAACCTTATGTTGAGCGGCAAGCCTAACGTGTTTATCTCCATAACAGCGATTAAACCAGTGCTTCCGCTCCTCGCCCTTAGTGGGTTTTATCCTTATTGGCATATTTATCCTCCACTTCTTGAGCAATTAATTTGTTGTCTATACCTAATTCATCTAATCGGCAAGCCTCTGATAAAATAAAATAGTTAACCCCGTCAACAATACTATCAACTATAGATTCATTTTTAGGGGTATCTTTTTTCCATAGGTTGGCAATCCTAATAAGTTTCACTATAAGCAATCTCACTGCCTGTGCCTTGGGGCTGTCATCCAATTCTAACGCCTCGCATATTATAGTTTGCTTCTTAAAATTGTCAATCACGTCCTCTTGTGTTGCGTAATCGTGTCCTTTGGTCAACGAAAGGTTTTTGGCTTGCTCTGTTATTAAATTAGATAGTGCCTGTAATCGTATTCTATTCAACATTCCCTTCTTTATAGCGATATAATCGCTCTATAGTAACTATACAGCCTTTGGGAACTAATTGCACATTACTTACGTCATCTTTTTCTAAACTATAGCTACCTGCCAATATTATACAGTCCTTTCTGTTCTCAACAAGTAATCCAACACTTGCAAATTTCATAGGGGGATACCTCTTCAAGGTCTCTCTTTTCATCCACGCTATAGTTTCTCCAGTTTCAAGCCCTAAATTAAAATCAGCAGAATCAATCCATTCTACATAGTAACACTTTTCAAGTGTAAGTTTTTTCATATACCCTCCTATATTTCACAGCGAACTTTGAACGCCAAACTATCTGTTTTAAGACCTGGTATACGTTGTCGCTGTAATTCAACATTAACAAATACACCACCTATAGGTTTAGGTGCGTGTTGTTTTATTTCTTCATAGGTTGGCAAATCCGAATTAAGGGATTCAGGATAATTCCTATAGAAAGCCCCTGTTTGCACGGCTCTATTATCAGTGGATACCAGAAATCCGTGGTTATCCTTTCTGAATACTGGAGATATAGTTACATCTCTAACAGCCCAGCAATGATGTTTGTGTCCGAATACAAATAAATCATAATTCCAATTAGACGCCTTTCTATTTACATCGGTTATTCCCTTCGTAACAGCCGAACTGCCACCAGAACCGTGGTGATATAAAATCTTAAATATCTTTACTCCGTTGCTGGATTTTGCTTTGAATCGATAACCTAAATATCCAGTGTATCCCCCGTAAAGGATTTTGCTTTCATTATCCAATTTATGATTGAGTGTCATTGTTAATATACGAATCATATCAATTCCAAGATATTTTAACACAGCCGCTTCGTGATTACCCATCCCGATTAAGTCAATGTTTCCAGCAAAGGGCTCTAAGATAGAAGACATTAAGGCAATTGCGTGCATAGGAGCATCGTCTCGTTCTCTTAACTCAGGAATTAACAGTGTAGGATTCCACCTCTTATCACCGTGAGGAAAAATAGCGTCAAATATATCACCTATTAAGATAATCCTTGCGTCTCGTGCTTTGGCTTCTTCCATTTCCTTGACAAACGCATTAATATCACTACTTTTTATACCATAGTGTATGTCTCCAGCAAAGTAAAATGTCTGTTTGTGCACATCTGGAGTTTTATAATAAACTTTCATTTACCCTCCTTTATTGAGAGGCAATAAATTTCTAATGAGGAGGGTATCAAAGAAATTTATCACCCCAAATTTCATTACCATAACTTTTTTCCCACTATAAAGCCTATCTCCCCATCTGTAGCAATGTATACTACTCCTTGAACCCTCCAGGGGACATATTCTATACCAGATGTAATTAAACCCTTACCAGCGGCCTCCTGACCCCATATCCATCCAAATGAGAGTCCTGTCCACCTAAAAAAATCTTTATCGTGAGTAAAATCTAATTTGTTTCCCAAAACTACCACTTGAAATCTCTTCACGTAGGGGTATATCCACTCTGAACCTGTAGTGTCACCGCAAAATTGGGTTTGTATTGTTATATGTTTACCATCAGCCTTCACACTTCTCATCATAGAAGTATATGAACTGTCATAATATACTGTATCATATACTACAATAGGTTCTACTTTCTCTTGTGTTATTCTTTCTAATCCCCTAATTTTAGTATCTGGTTCTGGTCTATATTCTGGTTTATAGAAATGTTGAGTGGTATATTCTGGGATAGCACTATCAAACTGTTTATGTATAATCATTATAACCTTAAACACCCAGAGTGCTATTATTAACATCAGGGCGAAACGAATAAAACCATAAAGATTGCTAAATGCTTTTATCATTATGCGTTCTCTATCTTTAGAAATGGGTCAACAACACAGGTTACCTTTCTATCTCTTTTAATAGGTCTTAATTTTATAAAAGCATTATCTCTAATGGCGTCAACAGCAGTAAGGGTTTTTCTTCCTCCACCAGAAGCACCGATAGAATATTTACTGTCTATGCAAAATTCCACGTGTGTAATAGGGTTTCCATAGAATACTAAACAACCCTTATATGGTATAATTACTTTACAGTCTTCAAAGTATTTAGCCTGACTGCGTGCCGTTGGGGCTGGTTTACCTCGTGGGAAAAAGCCAACCGATTTACCTACTTCACCAGTGAACCTACTACAATCAAAACCAGAAGGGTCATCTCCTCCCCATTTATACCATTTGCCTATATAACTCCAGGCAACTTGACAAGCATACTCTCTACGAATGTTTCCCATTAGCCACCTCCTTCTAATATAAGATAACATCTTACAATCTTTTTGTCAAGGGTTATTTTAAGATTTTCTGTTTAACTATTTCCATACCTGCATACGCAGTAGAAATTCCCGCCAATGTAGGGACTGCAATTCCACCGTCCACTTTGCCTGTCATCCACCCGATGAATATAAATCCCATTGCAAGTAAAATCACCGAATACTTACGATAGCCTATTAACATAATATTTCACCTCCTTCTCCTTTTGTTATTCTTATCTTCATTCTATACTTAAATGACATAGAGTGAATTAATCTTACAATATCTTCATATATTAAAATATATTCTTTGTCTCCCTTCTTCTTTGAAACCCAATAATCTCTGGTTAAAGTTTCCAATACAGATAAATCTGTCTCAAAACCACTGGCCTGTTCTTCCATTATTTCTGTCCACCGTTCATTCTTTTTATTTCCCCTACCAATTTATACACTACTTGATTCAAACTTTTTAAGTCGGTTCGTATCTCCTTTTTGAAATCCCCTATACAGTCCTCAATTTTATCTTGTTCTATTTTAAGATGGTTGACCTTTACCCATTGTTTAGTTATGGTTGCAACGATTGTAATAAAGGCAAAACCTAATCCGTATATGACTCGTATATCGTTTAACAAACTACCTCCTTAATCATCAAAAACTACTTCTACAAAACAAATAAAATCATCCAATGTGAAAGTCCCACTAACTTTATCATATTTCAGTGATATTACATTACCAGCAACAAAAGTATCTATTCCTCTTGCTTGAGTATCGTAAGCCTTAATTATTCCAGTTCCCGTTACTGACGCTACTTTACTAAATACATTTACTCCATTTTTATAAACTTCTATTTCTGCAGTTCCTATTGCCGAATAATTTGTGCAATTTACTAACATACTAACTCCAACAATTGAACCTGCACGAGGCATTACATATCCTATGGTTGCCGACATTGTAACACCATTATAAACTCGCATCCACGCATCGTCGGAACGTGCCGTATTTTCGCCAGCCCCAAAGTTTTGTCGAGAACCTTTAATTTCTCCCGTTACCAATAAATTACCATCATTAACATTAACATTGGCATCATCTATATCTACAACGGCCTTGGCAACGTTTCCTGTTATTGTTATTCTGGGTATTACTGTGCTACTACCATCCCAAGTCCTAAATACAGTGCTGCCCTTTTTATACATTGCAAACTCTCTGTCCCCAGTGCCCGAAAAATTAAACGAAAACAGTGTGCCATCTGGAACACTGGTAGGCGATTCAAAATTCATATCGTATGTAGCAATTTGCATATTAAAAATATTCTCAGCACTACTATTAAACCACGCCGTATTACCTTTTACGTTCAATGCTTTAGGTAAATTAGAACTCAGAATACCCACTTTCGCATTTATTGTCATATTGGCCGCATTAACATCCACATCCAGAGTGCCTGGAGGGTTAGTGATTATTGCACCATTATTCATTCGTATCTTCTCAGGGAGAAGGGTGTCTATATAGGCTCGTTTACCCCTATCACTAATAGAACCGTAATCTATATAGTAATCACTGTGTAAAGTGTTCGTATCTATTGCAAAGATTCCTCCTCCCGATTGGTCTTTAATAATAAAATCATTGGGAGGGTCAAACACCCAATATAAACGAGATGTATTTGAACCTATTTTAGGAAACTCAAAAGTAATTGTATCACCACGAGGAGTTACTATATTCCACAGGTAAGCATCAATGTCTGTGGTAACAAACATACGGTGAGTTCCTGTCAATTGTATTGTATCCAATTTTGCACGGGGACATTCAAGGGAATCGGTGAAATTTGCATAAGGAGATTCGACATATCCCGCTTTAACAAATGTAGTATCATTTGTAGTAGTGTCAATCATTCTGAGAAAATATGGCATATAAAATTCTAATATAGCCTCGTGCCTTGGGGTATATGCTGTTACAGTTAAAGCTATTATACTTATTGATACCATTAAGATGAAACGTTTCATTAGCCCTCCTTAATTATAAAGGTTATTTTGAAAGTATCAGGCACTGGTTCTCCATATACACCCATATCAACGGTAAACCCTGTATCTGTATATGATAATATATAAAAATCTCTTCTATAGTTGATTGGTTGTAACCCAACAATAAAAGCATTTTCAATAGTCGCTGGCACTTTATTCCCGTAAACATCAGTTAAAAAACTATATTTAATAAACAGCGGGAAAGAATCACCATTAGATAACGTATGAATCACCCGATATTCTTTTGTGCGGTCTGCAGATGAGGTATAGTTAATGCTCTGAGTATTAAGTATTTTAGTAATAATAGTATTGGGTATTTGTAAGGTATAGTCTTCTAAACCCCTTCTTACCTTAATTACTTTATCTCTCTTATCCAAATACAATACATCATCCATCTTAATCCTCTCCTATATATGCACCATCAAATTGCCTATTAATCTTTCTCATTCCCCATTTTTCACCAATACCCTGAGCAGCCTCATATTCCCCCTGCTTTAACAATCTAAGCATTTCTTTACGAGCAGTATACATATTACTAATACCAAAGTAATCACTCCAGGCACGCAGAGGTTTACCACCATAATAAAATAATCCAGTCTTATCATCAACATAAGGCATTTCACGGTTCATATCTCTTATAAGTTTCATAAAATCTGTTACACCGTAGTAGCACGGGATTCCAACCATTGCACTCATTTTCAAATCTTTTAACGCAGCCTGTTCCCATTCCTCTACACCGTATTGTTTAGCCTTAATTAACTCTATTGCATTAAAAAGCGTTTGAGGGATTGGGCCATAAGGACGCATAGGAAGTATTCCCTGTAATATCCAGGGTTTTATGTTCATCCCAAAATACTTTTGAAATAACGCTATTAACAAAACACCCTTTGCTATATGTCTGGCAAAACCCATAAAATCTTGCTTAAACAGTGATGGAATATAAGTGCCTAAATACCAGGTAGGCCAAGTCATAAATTGTCCCATTACCTTTCCTTTAGTAGAAGCCCAAATAGAGGGTGTTCCTAATTTGCCATATTCCCAGTTAGAATTAGCCTGTTGGATAAATCCATATTCATCCTTTACTCGTTCTACCAGGGTGTTCATTCTTTCGTAATCCCCTCTTCGTCTCGCACCTTCCGCCTCCATTGCTATATCCATCCAGTGGTCTTTGAGATATGGGTCTTGCTTACTACCAACTTTTCTAACTCCCCAAAGGATACCGCCTTTCTTACCCAAATGTAAACCTCTATTGATATAATGGGTCATTTGCATCCTTGCCCCTTCATAGGTAGGAACACGGTTTACGTAATGGTCAACTGCTGTGAACATAAATAAACTTTTTTGTAACAATCTTGTTAAATGAGTATCGAAATCTTGATTGAGAACGGGAACACCGATAGTTCTTAAAATACCTTGTTCCCAGGCCTTTTCCCTAACGGCAGGATTAAACCAAGTGCCGTATAAACCTCTCATCCACCAATAGATAGTCATCCCAGGAGGCACATTCATTGGACCTTGCAATGCGTTCTTAACTGCTGCGGATGCTTTAAGACCTAAACCCCCTGCATAGATAAAGGAAAATATTGTATTGACTAATCTGCGAGCATCGGCTTGTTCTGTCTTAACACCAGGAATTTTATCAACCCAATTTTGAATTAAATTAAGCACTTGTTTATCATTGGATGTAGGTTCTCCTCTCATTCTAACTATCCAATCTTGCCAAATCATTTTACTGTTATCGGACAATCTGTGCATTTCCTTGCCAACCATTTTAGGTGCTTCCACTGCTTCGGCAAAAAGTTTTAATGGCACGGCCAAATGTTGAGCTCTTAATCCTCTATTCAAATACAAATCCATTCCAGCCCAACCCGAATATGGCTGCTCAATCCATTCATCTAACGTCCATTTTCTATCTCTAACCTCCCGCATTGTATCGTTAAAATTCTTAATCTTTCGGTTAAACGCTGTAAAGTTAGGAGATTCAGCCACTGTAAATATGTAAGGCATATAATCTTTTATAGTAAGACTTTCACTTATCCCCAGCGTTTTCCGTAATCCTTCCTTTAATGTCCAGGTGTTGTTGCCCCAATAAGGAGAACTCATATCAGAAGGAATATAAGCCCTCATTTCTGTAAGGGTTTCGCTTAACGCCTTCTCTCCTGCGGCTGAGGCCAAATGGCCATAACCTTTTTCCTTTAATAAACCCATTAAATCTTTACCAGTATGTCCCATAAACATACTATACGTAAACACTCTAAAGGCAGTATCCTTAAATATACCACTTACCAACCCACGAGGTAATCTCTTTCGCATAATACTTACTAAATCGTGTATTGCTTCTTGTTTAAGATGAGTGTATTCGTTTTGTCCTAACCGAACTCCCTCATAATATTCAAACAATCCATCGTGTATCGCTTGTTGTGGTTTACCTCTTATTGCATCAAATAAATTATCACTATATTCATCAACGGACCGTGCTTTGTTCACGTAACCTGCTATCCTTGATTGAGCAGCCCTGCTGGAAATAGTCTCTAAATTGGTAATTTCGTCTATCATAGCCCCTGTTTCATAACTAAATAAATCCTCTGGTTTCAACGCACATCCCAATTGAGCCTCAGTCCACTTGGCTATAATATTCATAAATTTATCTACTTCTGTTTTTCCCTCTCCTACTAATCCACCTAACATTATAGCCCCGTCTGGCAATGTAATACGCTGTGTGCCAGCATCCTTTAATAAAACCGTTAACCTATCTAACTCTTCTCCTGTAGCAGGTTTTATCTCCATCTCATACATTGACTTAAAGGCTTCCAGTGTCTGCTTGGTGGCAAAATCTAAATCGTTGACAGATTCCAATTTTTCTAAATTAAATGTCGTTTCCGTAGGGTCGTTATACATAGTCATAATATTCTCTTTAGAAAAGACATCCTTGTAGCGAGCCATATAAGCCAAATACATTTTGCGTAATGTGGGTGTAGTTTTAATATTCCGCCAGGTTTTTTTACCTACCTGAGTATCTCTTACATATTCGGGTGTCTCGGTTTTCATTGCTTTCTTATCCATATTGTCAAATACTTTCCTGTAATCCATATAATTCAAATCTTCCATTTTACGATTACCTTGCTTGGCATAGGCTTCTGCATCTTTTAGAATACCCCTCTTTGCATAATGGTCAAGACGTGGTTCGCTTAAAGAAGGAAAACGTGCACGCAATAATCTTTTCTTGGCATCAAAGGCATCTTTAGTAGCAGCCTCAATGTGTCCCCTGTATCCTAAAATATCTCCCATACTTGACATTCCAAAAATAACAGGCAATAAATTTTCAGCGGGAACTTCGGTCATCTCCCATAAAAATGCTTCAAGGAAATCGTTTCCACCTAAACCCCCTTGCTGTTCGTAGACTCCCCTCACTCCTTGTAATGCAGCCACAATAGATTGTTCAACCTCTTCCCCAACCTTTGTAAGGGGTGGAGGTATATGATGTTGTAAAGCCCAATATTTCGCAATACCACCAATCATTGTTCCTAATTCAGCACTTCGCATTACATCCTGAATATCCTCTGCATAAAAAGGTTCTTGGGTTTTCGATTTATCTATTGTTTTTTGTAAAGCAGTCATTGAAGCATAAGACATTCCAAATTCTAAACCACCTGTTGCAGAATACATAAAACTTTGCCCTGCCTTCATTAAAGGAGTAACAACTTTAGCCTTTGTTAAAGAGTGGTCAGCCCAACGTCCAAGTGCATTAGAAAGAGGTCTCATTTTAGGCCCTAATATTTTTTGCATTGACATTAATTGTATTATTAAAGAGGTTAAAGCCCCAAGGTTGGCTATTGCTCTTAACCCAGGTTGTCTGTTTATTTTGGTTACTCCTGCACCAGAAAAACTAATAAAATCTTTTACTATAGGTGTAGCAGTAACAACACCCCACAGTAAAGCGTTTTCTGTCCCCGTATCCGCAGCGGTTAAGTTAATAGTCTTGTGGTGTGCTATAGTTCCTTGCCTGTAAAGGTCTCGACTTATCGCTCCACCTTCATCGTAAACAACATCGGTTGGTAGAGTTTCAAATGGAGCTGTAAACATACGGTATAAAAAAGACAAGGCCTCGTCTCTCCCTTGCTCAAATATATCCCTTACATCTTCTCCCACTCCTCCCACTTGCATAAAATGTTTACGTTGTATTTCTTTCGCCACCTCAGGAGATAACTTAGCAATATAATCATAAGCCCCTTTTCCAGTTAATTTGGGAAGGTGTTTTGCCTTCTCTTCGTAATCGGGAACACCTATCGCTTTTAAGGCAGTAGAAAAAATCTCTTCTAAAGGTTGTCCCTCCTGGTAATAAAATTTATCCTCCATAAAAGGAGTCCAGGTAGGTTTTGCCATAGCATAAGAAGTTATTTCCTCTAATTGCCCTGGCGTTTCTAAAAACGTTTTGGCAGCACGAACAGAACCTGCACGCAATCTCTGTCCTAATAAATCACCAGTTAATCTTAACCCTTTCAGAAATTCCTGCATTATTCTCCTTCTGTGGTTATGGTAGCCCAACCAATTATAGGTTTCTCTTCAAAAGAATAAACACCAAAACCTTGCAAAATCTTAAACATTTCTCTGGTTATAAAATCCCTAATATCCTCTTGCGAGGAACTACCAACATCTATATTTTGGATATGCTTCTGTAAGTCATCTCCTAATTCTCTCGCTACCTTTATACCTGCATCGCCACCAGCCACAGTAGACACAGCAATATCAGATAATGTTCCTTTTATATATGACATCTCTTGTTGATATAATGGGTCTTTATATCCACTGTAAATAGACTTCTGTAAAACATTAGGGATACCCCTATCAGACATCATATCCAACATTATCTGTGCAGACCTCTCGTAAAAATTCATTAAAGCATCTTGCTCGGCGGTTGCCCTGGCATCCATTCGCTGTAAAATATTACTCAAAGAAGTTCTACCAGTTCGCCCTATATCGGAAGTTAAGTGTCCAGTTAATTGTCTCATTATTTGTTCTTGTGCTCCTTCTGGAGCATACATCTGCGTAAAGTTCCTGGCTACTGTATAGGCTTCCCTTGCAGGTGTCATCTGTCGGGAGTAAGACTCTAAAAATTGAGAGGCTTGAGGATTAACAACAGGTGTAACAGTCATTGTCCAACCATTAGCAGCAAGTATTGACGAAACTGTGCTGGGAAGTTCTCCCATTTCCGAGGCAGTCGGATGTGTTTTTGCTCTGGCGAATGACATTGCAGCCTTGTTCAAATCTCCCATTGAAGCTAAAAGTTGCAGTGTAACTAACTGTAATCCAGTTCTTTGCTCTGAGGGAGTCTTTATAATTTCATCCAGCATTGATTGTAAAAACCCTTCCGTTAAATGTCCTAATAAGTCCTGGCTACCCAATTTAGCATTAGGCGTAGATAAATCTAAAATAGCAGAATTGTCAATATAAAGGTTTTCATATTCCCCGCTGGTAGAAGTAAAAGACGAAATTCTTTCCTGAGCCTCTGGAGACATTTCAATATCTAAATATTTCGACACCCTATCCCTATAAGAGGTAAAGGCAGGCCACAAATATCGCAATGCCAAAGAAGCATAACCTAATGCTCTTCTGGGAAGTCCAGTTCTTTTTAATGCTTGTCTTGATGTCCAAATATTTTGATTTGCCCTTTTTCCATCTGTAGCATCTTCTCGTGGCAAATTATTCCATTTGTTTACCATATCATTATTAGCAGCCAATGATTCATCTGTTCCAATATGTAAATTGTCGTTAAATATAGCCAAATCCTTCTCAATTGTAGGGTCTAAATCTTGAGGCATTACTTTCAACGCTTCCGTCCTACGAGATTCCATTTCATCCCTGCGACCCGATTGATATCCCATAAAAGCCAACAATTTATCTGGAGTCATCCCAGTCGTTTTTTGCTTCATACCTGCTATTTTTAATTGTGTTTGCATACCAAACATAGACAGTAAACCCTGCATCAAAGCAGTTGATTCAGCCCGTTGCTCTCTTGCTTGGAACTGTTCCGCTTGTGTTTTCATTGCTTCTGCCATTCTCCGTGCTTCGGCAGTTGTGGCAGCAGTTTGCGTGGTCAATTGTTGCATCTGCATATATCGAGTAATGTCTTCTCCCATAGCCCGTCTAATTATTTCACTTGTTCCCATTTTAATACTCCATCATTTTAACTGGTGTAGGTTCTGCCGTTTGAAAAATTGAAGCACCACCTAACATTAACTTTGACAAATTGCGTAACTCTAAATCCCATCGTTCATCGTGAGTTTCTGCCGCAAGCATCTTCGCCATTAGAAAACGATTATATAAGTCTGTTTGACCCGTGGCAGGAACAGTTGGTTTCATACCTTCTAAGAATCCTTCCATCCTTTCCGTTGCTTTCACTTGTTCACCTTGTTGGTATTTCATCATTGGATATGCCGCAAGAGCACCCGCTGCTCCACCTATTAGTTCACGTATCCCCTGTCGTCTCGAAACACCAGCCTGATATGCAACTTGTGCTTGCTGTTGCTGCCAAGCCCGTTGTGCTGCAACCTGTTGTATTTCATATTTACTTAACTCTCTACCAAAAATCTCCATTCTTTTTTGCTCCAACTGGGAAACGCCCTCAAGATACGCACCACCTAACGCAGTCCCTGAACGCATTGCTTCCCTTCTTAAAATTGCCTGAGACTCTCCTACTTCACCAGCCAATGTTTCTCGAAGAGAGGCAGCATATCTTGCTTTTTCAGCAGCAAACGGTAAATCACGCAGTTCTTCTTGTCCACCAAAAAGTTCTCCTATGATACCACCTCCCAATTGTATTCCAGCCGAAAGCAATGTGCTACTTAATAATGGTTCTATTGTAACCTCCCTTAACTTGTTTTACCGTAACCCGTTCTTGTGTTTATTGCCATACTTCTTATACGATATTTTCCATCATCTTCCAATAAATTGACAACTGTATCGTCTGGTCTCCTCAATTGAATGTTAAACCCATCTGTAGTATCTCCATACCATATTACAATATAACCATCTATTGTGCAGAAAACCCCTGCATCAGTATTATTGGAAGAACTATCATAACACAATGACGTATCTTCTATTTTATCTAAATTCTGATTATATACATATAATTCCATATAAGCATTACCCGCTGCCGTCTGACGCCAAAAAATAGTATACAATTTTCTATTAACAGGATTCCAACTCATTTGTGTAAATTGGCTATCTCTAATACCAGCCTCATTTATAGATTTAATCTGTGTTTTACCTCTCCGTAAATAAAGCGGAACTTCGGTTGCACCGTATGTTTGTTTGGGAGAATAAACCCATAAATTATCATTTGGAAAAACAGACATACATAAACCAGTTTTATCAATATTAATAGTGCTATTTAATTCTAATGTGGTAAGATTCCTAAATTCCAACTTTTTCCACCCTGTCGCCTTATAATAAGTTATTAATTCATTTTCTAATATATCCATTGTTATTGGATAATCATATAAATCATCCTTTGTATTTACAACCACGGGACTCGCTTTGTCGGATACATCTATAAGGTATAACTCAGTATTAGTGTCTGTCCCAGAACAAGCATATACATAGTTACTTTTTACTACTATCGAGTATCCCCAACTTCCCTCGACGACAGATAAAGCAGAATATTTATATCCTCCTATATTTTTTAAGGTCAAACTACCATCGGATTCTATTTTATAAATATATAAATATGGATAAGTATCGCTCTTTTTAATAAAAGCGTATAAATATTCATTATATACCTGAACAGCCATTACATATTCCCCTACATCCAAAGTTTGGTCTAAAGATAAAAGACCTTTTATGTTCAATGTATGTATATTGATGGGATTTGCTCCAACGAAATCCCTGTAAAAAACATACTGGGGATAAGTAGTAATATCAGGCATTGCAATATTGCTTTTCATTTGCTCCCAATACTCTAATTCGTAATTATGTAAAGCCCAATCAACACCAGTAGCGTAAAGTTTTAACTGACAATATTTACCCTCTATATAATCTGGTAAATCAATATATATAGATTTTAATCTATCGTATAACGGAACTGTCGTAGGATATACACCCTCAACATCACTGGAAGACAACCGCTCTGCTCCCAACGCTTTAATTTGTATATTAAGCCAGGTATCATCTGCCGTTCCCTGTAAGGATAAATACCATTTTCTAAACTCTTTTACAATATGACTATACAATAAATATCCTGTTTCAATTTCAGTATCTATGGGAATAGACCCACCCGAATCTCCACTATACCATTCTTTCACATTGCTTTTATCTAACTCATATATATTCTTATAAACCGCATTAGGATTTTTTCCGATACCCAATACAACGTCATCGCCAATAGGTAAAAATCCGTAGAAGGCTTTATCCAGTTTATTCCAAAAACCCCATTTAGACAACATATAACTAAACTCCGTGCTGCCTTCATTAGACACCAAATATGAACCCTTCAAATTTACTGAATGTAATTTATCTCCAGTGTCTCCAGTTCGCTGAAAACCCAATAGGAGACTGTCCACCGTTGGAGTAAACAAAGCATCACCCAATTCCATATCAACAGTTACCTTAAATGTGGTAGCCCCAGGATGATTGCCATTCACATCATACGGCAAAGCGACATCATCGGCTGAACCCTGGTCCGTCTCTACATCTATTCGTATATCGGCAGTAGTGCCAGGCAACATCATACTACCATATAATTTATTAAATTTATCAAAATCAGCATCCGCACTAAAATCTATTGTATTGCTAACCCACGAACCAGAAGTGGCATAAGAGGCTGTGCTCTCTGTGTTACCCCATAACTTAACAAAAAATACTTTGTCCCAGTCGTGCCAATTGGAATCAGCACCATAATATTTACCTACATCACCAGCGTGTCTCTCACCAAAAGCATACTCTCTATAATTGCCCACGCCAATTTTTTGAACCATAAACCAATAATAAGTGCCAGGCTGTAATTTATATTTGTTGTGCCAATCATAATTTACTAAAGGTATTCCAAAATTATAGTTCTCCGCATAATCTAATGCAGTTCCTGTTCCCGTGCCTTCGGGATGTCCACTAATATCTGGCTGAATAGTAATAACAGGGTCACCAGGTAACCCTATTGTAGAACTAATAAAATTTATTCCTCTATTTAACTCGGTTTCGTCATCAACTGTAAATCTTATAGCCCAACTATTAACATCGGTTGTCTCACCACCATTTTCAATATCTGACCAATTGGATGGGGTAAATATTTTCGCACCCGAACCATATAAGGAAAATCTTAGAATATTTTTACAGCCACCTAAAATATAATCACTCCAGTTGTCACCATCGTCACTTTGCTGTATATAATAAGGATACATTTGGGAGTGTTCATTGTCACTATCGTTTATCATTGCCCTTTTAATCATCCAAGTCTGAGCACTCTGTCCTTGTTGTGGTATAATAAGCCAATAGGCGGTATTGTATTCTATATCTTCATATTCCTCTAATTTGAACGGCCATTCTTTCCAAGTTTCACCTATTTTTTCAGCAAACGAAACAATAACATTATCGGCATCAGGCTTATCTCCTCCATTGGTTTCGTTTCCCCATATTTCGCAGGTAAAATCAGCCTCAAAATCTCCATATCTTTTCATATATAATCCTAATTTAGAAAAAGAAAACTTTTGTCCTGCTGGACCTGGAATAATAAACTGTATAGCCTTATATCCACCTGTGTATGTTACAAAATAATCTCGATAAGGATATAAATACCCATCATTATTCTGTCTCTCTATAATGCCTGTTCCGACAATAGGCTTCATATACTGTAAAGATATTGCCCCTGGGATTACACTTGTGCTTATACCATCGCTGGGTGTCCCCTGATTATAATCTTGCTGAGATGTCCATAAAGCCCAACGTTGTTCTTTTTGTAATCCAGAAAAATCTACAGAATTAATACCTGGTATAGTGTCAGGCTTTTTGCCATCAAAATATCTAAACCCTTTTTCGTTTATCCATACCAAACTACCTTTCCATATCTGCATAGAACCTCTGAAAGCACCTTCGCTAACAATTACTTGTGAAGTATTAGGCTCGCCAGTTAAAGCATAGATTTTATTCGGAGTCGAAACAAATGTATATTTTTCGTGCCCTATCACATTTGTAGGGATTTCCAATAAATCATAAACATCAGTATCGTTAAAATAGGACTGTCCAATTTCAGAGTGTTGCACAATTGTAGGACTCTCAACTGTATTGGCTAACCATAACATACTATCGTGAGAAATTCCCATAAGTGCTTTAGGTGAAATTGTCTTAGCCTCATCGGGATTGTATTCGTAAGCAGTTGTTATTCTGTCTACCAGTTCATCGTCTAATTCTACTGTTGAAGTATCACTATCTTCAATCTCCACCACAAAATACCAGGTAGTCCCATCATCAGGACTGGCATATACTCTACGGTTATTACTAATATTGGGAGGAGTATCCATTGTAATTTCTACTTTCTGTGTATTCTTAAACAATTTCACTCCTGCGTTTCTACTTATTGGGCTTCTACCACCTCGATATTCATAGTCATAGGCAAACAACCATTCAAGTTCTTTTTCCGCCTCACCTTCTTCTACTAACCGAACCAAAACATCCATTGGAGCACTGCCCCGTATTAAAGGCTGATGACCTGGTCGCCATCGCCACATACCATCTTCCATATTCCCCATATAAAACTCTCCGTTATGCGAAACAAACCAAGTCGGAGCGTTTAAGGTAGGAGATGTAAATAGGGTATCCTTTAAGTTAAACTGAGGATATTTATATATTTCTATAGTATTATTTGAAGTATAAACAAACACATAATCATCTCCACGAGTTTGGAAATACCCATAACTCAACACATTTTTACCGATTGCCTTCGCTATCTGACAACCATTTATAGTTTTAGGCACTCCCTCTTTGTCAACTTTCATATTAGTAAAAGTTGTAAAAAACTCAGGAGATAATTTCTCTGGAGGCACATCCAGATTTAATCCTTTGAAAACATTTTGGGGGAATTGGAAGTATTTATCGTTGGGGTCGCTACTCATTAAATTCTCTCCCTTAACCCATAGAATCCTCTCGTTCTGGCTTTTGGAATAATAGATGCAACTCCCATTTGAGCAATAGAGTCCCTTTCCAGCCTACGTAAATTCTTTCCATATTTCATTTCAAAAACATTGTGCATATTCACACCCTTGTCTTTTATCATTGCTTCACTACATATCGCAGGCACTAAAGTCAATTTTGCTATATGGTCGTCAAGGTCTATTGGGTCATATTGAGCATACGTTTTGATTTGTATCGCTTCCAGATACAGTGTATCATAATCGTTACTGTAGATATATATTGTTTGCCCTTTAATTGTTCCCAGGACCCTTGGTTTATAAGAAGATAAATCGTAATCCATCATATAACCAGATAAAAAGGGAAGCCAATTTATAGGTATTCTATAACTATTTCCTTCTACCATTGCTGTTAAACTTGGAATATAAAAAACATAAGTATTGCTACTGCCGTCCACCCAAGTAGATAAATCACCCTCCGTCCATTCCTTGTTACGTGCTGATTCCGTTAAACTAACAGAACCCGCAATAACAAAGTTATACAAATAATTATATCCACCAATAGCATATAAATCTGGGATGACCTTCTCATTCAGCGTATTATTTAATTCCTCTAACAAATACGGAGACGAAAAACGTCCCTGCGGATGTTGAGCCGATAACTTATTTCTTACCTGATTGAGAATATCATCTGCGTTCATTAGAACTCAGTAGAAAGACTTGATTTTGCTTTATCAACCCTCTTAAGTTTCATCTTTCGATTGTAAC